CCTTGGTACCGTATAATAAGGAAAATAAAAATGGCGGCCGACAACATAATCGACATTGTAATTAATCAAAAAGCTAGCTTTGAAGTAACGCTGACTGTTAAGGATGGAGCATCTGCTCTTAACCTCACTGGTTATACTACAGCAGCTAAACTAAAAAATGATTTCAATACTCCAGATGCTCAAGCTATATCCTTTACATCATCAGTAACTAATGCAGCAGCAGGCCAGATAAAGATATCACTTAGTCCAGATCAGACTGCCAATTTAAGTTTACAAAGATATTTTTATGATGTGACTATAACCTCTGGAGCAGGATTTAAAACTCGTATTGCAGAAGGTACTGTCAAAGTCAGTGGCGGGGTAAGTTAATGGGTACAATAACAACAACTCTTGAGTCTGGTGATAGCGCCTTTGTTGGTGCTATATCAAGTAGTAGTGAATACACTATAGAAGTTAACAGTGGCGTGCAAGGAGCTAATATTGGTAACTTTGTTTTTACCAATTCAGCTTTTTCTAATACAACATTGACACTGGCATTGTCAAATAGTGCTATGGTACTGACACCAGGCGGCGGTTACTATACAAGGCTTGAAGCAAATGGAAGTATAACATTACCAGGTAGTATAAAATTTACAGATAACACTGTGCAAAACACAGCGTGGACTGGTGTTGCTGCTCCATATGCTTGGACAAACACTCAATCATTTTCTAACTCAGTCACATTCAGTGGTAGTGCTGTTATTCCTTCTTCTAACACATTAGGAACAGCTCTTGGTTCTTCAACTCAGCGTTGGGTGTTGATTGCTAACACTGGGACATTTAGTGGAGCAGTATCAGGCATTACTACTCTAGCAGCTGGTAACACAACTATTACTGGGTTTGCAAACGTCACCTCTACTATTCAAGGTGGTTCTACTTTAATAATTGCCGGAGCAGCCTCTGGCATTACTACTCTAGCAGCTGGTAACACAACTATCACTGGTTTTGCCAATGTGTCATCTACTTTGCAAGTAACTGGAGATACAACACTATCAGCTAACTTAACTGTCAGTGGTAACGTATCTGGTAACACAGCCGGTTTTGCAATTGGTTATAGAGATGTACCACAGAACTTTACTAACACCTCATTCACATTAGCATTGACTGATGCAGGTAAACATATACTCACCCAGAACTCAGGTTCGTCTACTCAAACGGTTACTATTCCACCAAACGGTACAGTAGCATTCCAAACAGGAGCAGCTATTACAATTGTGGTTCAATCAACTGGTACAGTAGCAGTAGCAAACGGTGCAGGTGTAACAATGTATCTTGCTGGTAATAGTACAGCTAAGTCTACAGTGACTCTCAATTCATATAGTATGACTACCCTTTTGAAGATCGGTACAGATACTTGGATGGTTAGCGGTACTGGAGTTACTTGATGGGTGGCATTATACAAACTTTGAGAGGAAGCTATAGAGCTAGTAGTGTTACAGCTAATGGATCATCAGAAATCGTAACTTCAGGTTTGCAATTCAATTTACAAACTGCACCAACATCTGGAACTACATGGACTGATTCTAGTGGTAATAGTCGTAATGCAACACTTATAGGTTCTCCATCATATGTATCAAACAATGGTGGTGGCATAAGACTAAACAATCAGAATAATTATGAAGGTACGGATTATATTAGTGTTCCTTACAATATTGCTTCAAATACTGTAACAGTTGAAGTGGTTGCTTCATTTAATCCAACATCAACTTGGGGAGTTGTTTGGGGTAATGAATTTTATGATACTAACCGTGGATACCTAGCATATGTGAATACTACATACGGAGAACTTGTTATAACAGAGATGACTTATGGTATCCCTAATAGTGAAACCGCAGTAACTATAACCGAAAGTAATGCAATAAGACATTGGATTTTTGTTATCAATGGTACACAAGCTAGTCTATTTTTAAATGGTTCACAAGTTGGAACAACTAATACTATTGGTAATCAAACGCTCTTTTCGACAAGTGAGTTTTATTTTGGGGCAAGGCATTTAAATGAAGGTGCAGGCCCGACGGATTATATGAACAACTCAAATTCCGCACTATATCCAGTTTTTTATCAGATGCGTGTGTATAATAAAGTATTATCTGGTGCTGAGATAACTCAGAATTACAATGCAGTTAAAGATACTTACGGAATTTAAATGTTTTTTGATACATTTATTTTGGCTACTAATAAATAAATTAGAACAGAATACACACCTTAGGACCGTTAATCTTTAAGAGTGTATAAGGAGGCCCCTGCCTACTACATCAACATTACAATTGTTGAGGACATAAGTGGGGCATCACTAACTATAAAAATAAAAAAGGTGAAATATGGAACTGACAAAACAACAGCTTAAACAGCTGCTACCTAAGAATCCGTACATCGATCACTGGCACGAAGCCCTTGCTCAACTGTTACCGGATTACGATATCAATACTCCGCAGCGCATTGCTGCTTTCATCGCTCAGTGTGCTCATGAGTCTGGTGAGTTCATGAAGATCAAGGAAAACTTGAACTACAAAGCTACTTCGCTAAGAGCTCTGTTTGGTAAGTACTTTCCAAATGATGAACTAGCTATGGCTTATGCATCTAAACCAAATAAACAAGAAGCTATTGCCAACCGAATCTACGCTAGCCGTATGGGTAACGGAGATGAGAAGAGTGGTGATGGATATCGCTACTGCGGTCGTGGTCTAATCCAATTGACCGGTAAATCAAACTATCAAAATTTTGCTGATAGTCTTGAGATGAGTGTTGAAGATGTACCAGAATATCTGGCAACATTTGAAGGTGCAGCACAGTCTGCTTGCTGGTTCTGGGAATCAAACAATCTAAACCGTTTTGCTGATAAGGGTGACATTAAAGGTCTAACAAAAGCTATCAATGGTGGCTATATTGGTTTAGAAGATCGTATCAAGCACTATGAGCATGCATTGCATGTGTTAGGAGTGTAAATGAAAAGCGATAGAAAGTTATTTAAGTGGTTAGGACTATTGATCGCACTTCCACTTGCTCTTGCTTACTTTGGCGGAGATAGATTCCGTTATCCATGCCAAGATCCTACAAACTGGGATAAAGACTTCTGCAAGATGCCTATTTGTGATGTAACAAGAACGTGTCCTGAACATATATTCAAGGGTCAAAGAGATCCAAGACTAGGACCACTAAAACCTGGTGAAGTTGCTCCAAGCAATACACCAATAAACCTATCACAACCACCAAAGGGAGGCGATTGTGGAAAATAACGAAATCATGTATACTGAAGAACAATTGATGGCTCGACTGAAGTTCTTTATCGGTATCTGCTTAGCACTAACATTAACTGGTATTGTATTTGTAGTATTATACTCTATTATCTTTGTAACTCAACCACTGAACGCTATCAGTCCTATTGATCAAAAGTTCTTTGAGTTAATCATTCCCATTGCAACATTCTTGACTGGTACTTTATCAGGTATCATGTTGGCTGGTAATGATAAGGATCTAAGAGCAAAGGCACTAGACGCAGCAAATAAACCTTATACACCACCTCCTGCACCAGCTCCTGTTAAGGAAACTACTTCTGCTGGTGGATTTGGTACAAGTATAAATATACCTACAGTATCAGTAGCACCTGCAGCAATCACGGCTGGGTTTGGCGGTAAGAAGGCTCCACCACCAGCTCCGGAACCAGAAATCTGAGGAGAGACCATGAAAAAAGAGATATTTATATTATCGATGATTCTTTTTCTTTTATTTGCACCACTGACTAAAGCAGCTTTTGCTGGTGGTGAGATTAAAGAAGTTTGTCGTGAAGAGCAAAAGAACGGTAAAACAGTAAAAGTCTGTAAAAAAGTTAAAGTGCACAAGAAGTTAGAAGGCACTGAATTTCCAGATAAGAAGAAATAAAATGTCCATGGAACTCTTCGACACCCAATCAAGGATAGCAATCTTGGAACACGAAGTCAAAAACGTTTCTGAAATGATGAAAGAGCTCCGTAAGGAGCAAAAGGAACAGCACGAGGCTATGATGCAGCGTATTGACTCTATAGACAAGAGAATCGATATCCTTGAGAAATGGCGCTACATGGTTATTGGTGGCGCCCTCGTCGTAGGGTACCTAGCTGCACATTTTGGACCAATTGCACACGCTATTGGTTGACTTATATGATGTAAGCGTATATAATCCCTTTGTTACTAAGAGGGATTCAATATGCAACCAATTGACTACAAGTATATCGGACTAATCTCATCCCAGCTTCCTCTATTCAAGAGGAAGACCGATGGGACCTACAACTGCCGCTGCGTTCTATGCGGAGACTCCAAAACAGATAAAAGAAAAGCAAGAGCGTTCATCCTAACCACTAGGAATAATCAAGTAACGTATTATTGCCATAACTGTCATGCTTCCCTGAGTCTTGCTAACTTTATAAAAGAAGTTGATCCTACCCTCTTTGATGAGTATCAAAAAGAGAAACTAGCTGAAAAATATTCTTCACAGCAAGTAGGAATAACCGCAAGGGAACGTGACATCTCCCGAGTAAGATTCCCTAAATACCTCCGCGAAGAAGCATTTAAAAAGCTAAAGAAGATATCTTCTTTACCTTATAACACTCCAGCTAAAGTGTACGTTGATTCGCGAAAGATTCCAACTAAGCACCATCATAAGCTATTCCTTTGTATCAAGTTTAAAGAGTGGGTTAACACGATTATACCCGATAAATTTGAGTCTACAGATATTGATGAGCCTAGGTTAATCATACCGTTCATTGATATGGATGGATCTTTGATTGGGTTTACTGGACGTGCATTTGGTAATTCAAAGTTGAGATACATAACGATACACGTTGACACTGAGAAGCCGCTGCTATTTGGTCTTGATAGTATTGATAAAACTCAAAAGATTTATGTAACAGAAGGACCTATTGACTCGCTGTTTTTACCGAACGCTCTGGCAATGGGATCCTCTAATAACCTGAACGGTCTGAAGCAGTTTATTAATGACCCTTCTAAATTTGTTATTGTTCTTGATAATGAACCAAAGAATAAAGATATTTGTTCTATCGTTGAAAAATCAATAGAGCTGGGGTACAATGTTTGCATATGGCCTCAATCTATAGTCCCAAAAGATATTAATGAGCTTGTATTATCTGGTATGAAGCCAGAAGATGTTAAACTACTCATTGATTGTAATACAGCTTCTGGTTTAGAAGCTAAACTTAAATTGAGTCATTGGAAGAAATGCTAGATATAGAAAAGAAAGCTAAAAGGTATCTAACAGCCATGGATAGAATGATCATGGGATGTGACACAGAAGATGAACTCAGAATGCTAGCATGTGCAATGATGACGTCAGCAATTACTATACTAGATCAGCAGATCGGGTCTCGTGGTACTAAGAAGCTAATGGAGCACACAATGGAGGCAAGACATGGGGCAGACACTAAATGAAGATGAAGAACTTGATCCAACAAAAGCCAAGCACCAACAACGGCTACAGCAAAAAGAAAACCATATAAACAAGCAGTACAAGCTAGCTAAGACGTTTAAATACGAGAAGTATATTAAACAGCCTCATAGACTAGCAAAGCACAATACATTTGATTGTGGTAAGGCAGGATGTATGCTTTGTGGTAATCCAAGGCGTACACATAAGATGAAGACAATACAAGAATTGAAGTTTGAACAAACTGGACAATGGATAGAAGATGAAAGTAAAATTGATAAGCCACTCTCAACCGAGTAATCCTTATGTTGGAGAAGAAGAGAATTCAAGTATCCAAGATCTCATCGCATTCTGTGCAAGAGTATCGAATCCAGGAAACCAGTCGAATAAAGAAACTGCAGAGCGACTTATTAGATACCTCGCGAAGCATAGACACTGGTCTCCATTCGAGATGGTCTCAGCCTGCGTCGAAATTGAGACCACAAGAGATATCGCAAGACAAATACTTCGCCACAGGTCTTTTTCCTTTCAGGAATTTAGTCAACGATATGCTGACCCGGTTAAAGAGTTGGAATTCGAAACAAGACAAGCTAGACTACAAGATGAACGAAACAGACAGAACTCATTTGAAGTTGGAGACACACCAGAACAAAGAGAGCTTAATCGTATATGGCATGAAAAACAACGAACTTGTATTAGAGAAGCTAGAGAAACATACCAGTGGGCTATCAATAACGGTATAGCCAAGGAGCAAGCAAGGGCAGTGTTACCAGAAGGTCTCACTGTCTCCCGCCTTTACATGAGCGGTACAATAAGATCATGGTTGCATTATATTGAACTACGTAGCGCAAATGGAACACAGAAAGAACACATGGAAATAGCTCACGCATGCGCTGGTGAGATAGCCACCATATTTCCAATGATAAAAGAATTTATTCAACAATAATAACAAAGAGGTAATGTATCAATGTATTCAATTAAGATAGACACAAGTAGAGATAGTTTGTTTGACGAACACGGATTAAAAAGATTAAAAGAGTCGTATATGCTAGACTCAGAAACATCACCACAAGAGAGGTTTGCATTTGTATCAAGTACGTTTGCATCAAATCAAGATCACGCACAACGATTATATGACTACTCATCTAAACACTGGTTGTCTTACTCTACTCCCATCCTTTCATTTGGAAGAACACAAAAGGGTCTACCTATATCCTGTTTTCTTAATTACATACATGATAGCTCAGCTGGTCTTGTTGATAACCTCTCAGAAACAAATTGGCTCTCAATGCTTGGAGGTGGTGTAGGTGTTGGATTTGGTATTCGCTCTGCTGATGATAAGTCTACTGGTGTCATGCCTCACCTTAGGATCTATGATGCTAGTAGCCTTGCTTATCGTCAAGGTCGTACTCGTCGCGGTAGTTATGCTGCTTACCTTGATATTGATCATCCCGATATATCTATGTTTCTGGATATGCGTAAGCCTACTGGGGATCCTAATATGAGAGCATTGAACTTACATCACGGACTCAATGTTAGTGATAAGTTCATGCACCTGATTGAAGCGTGTATGATTGATCCTAACAAGGATGATAGTTGGGAACTGGTTGATCCACACGACGGTAAGGTTCGCGAAGTAGTATCTGCAAGAGCTTTGTGGCAACATATTCTGGAACTTAGAATGCAGACTGGTGAACCATACTTACATTTTATTGATACAAGTAACAAACATCTTCCAAAGCACTTGAAAGATAAGGGACTAAAGGTTAGACAATCTAATCTATGTTCTGAGATTATTTTACCAACCGATAAAGACAGAACAGCTGTATGCTGTCTGTCGTCAGTTAACTTGGAGTATTATGATGATTGGAAAGATAATGAACTTTTTCTACGGGACATCGCGGAGATGCTTGATAACGTACTGCAGTACTTTATTGACAACGCTCCTCATGGTGTCGCAAGAGCCGTATACTCTGCTAGCCAAGAGCGCAGCATTGGTGTGGGCGCTCTTGGTTATCACGCTTATCTACAGAAGAATAATCTACCTTGGGAATCTTCCATGGCGGTAGGTCGTAATAAACAAATGTTTAAACACATAAGGAGTAAACTCAATGAAGCTAATCTCCAACTTGGACAAGAACGTGGTGAAGCGCCGGATGCTACAGGTACTGGTTTTCGCTTCAGCCATCTCATGGCTATTGCACCCAATGCTAGCAGTTCTATCATCATGGGTAACACTTCTCCTAGTATTGAGCCATTTCGAGCAAATGCATACAGACAAGATACGTTATCAGGCTCTTCGCTCAACAAGAACAAACACTTAGATAGAATTATTAAACAGGCATGTGACCTTGATAAGGAATTAGATAGCGATGAAATATGGTCAAGTATTATTGCAAATGACGGTTCCGTCCAGCATCTGGAATGGATGGATGAATGGACCAAGGATGTCTTCAAGACAAGTATGGAGATTGACCAACGTTGGTTGGTACAGCATGCTGCAGATCGACAAGAGTACATAGATCAAGCTCAGTCTCTCAATCTGTTCTTTAGACCAGATGTAAATGTTAAGTATCTACACGCAGTACACTTCCAAGCATGGAAGCAAGGATTAAAGAGTTTATATTATTGTCGTTCAGAAAAGATCGGTAAGGCTGACAAGGTATCTAAGAAGATTGAGCGTCAGGTTATCGAGGAGATTGATCTAATAGCATTAGCAACCGAAGATGTCTGTCTTGCGTGTGAGGGATAGAATGAAACGTAAGATAGCTCTTTTTTTGCATCACCCCAGATGTTCCATACAATGTGGTAATGGTATAATTGAAGCTCTGTCTGACGAATACACGTTTAAAATATTTACCAAACATAAAGTAGAAAAAGACTTCTTTGATGATGTTGATATTGTTGCCTTTCCTGGAGGAGAAGGAGATTCAGAATCATGGCATCAACTGTTCAACAATAACGGAACAAAGATATATGATTTTCTGAATAATGGTGGTAAGTATCTTGGTATTTGTATGGGTGCATACTGGGCAGGATCACACTACTTCAATATTTTAGAAGACGTGGATGCTGTCCAGTATATAATACGACCTAATGCAGATACGAAACGACCACATGCAAAGGCTATGCCAATAACATGGAAAGGCGAAGCACATAAGATGTTTTTCTTTGACGGTTGTGCATTAGCTGGAGATGAGACTAAATTTGAAACTATTGCAAGATATAGTAATGGCGATCCAATGGCTATCATACAAAAGAACATTGGAATAATAGGGTGTCATCCTGAGAGTACACCTATATGGTACACATATCATAGTTGGATGAAGGATCACTATCATGGAGGTGTACAGCATAAACTACTATTAGACTTTGTAAACGAGTTGATGGAGAAATAGAATGGCTGAAATGTTATTATACGGCTTCGTTAGTGCCTTTGGTTGGTGGGGTGCAAATTATTTTATTATTGAACCTGTATTTGAAAAACCAGCAACTATGGAAAAGAAGGTAGATAAACAAGTTTGTACGGCTTGGGAGGAAGTTAAAAATCCAGATGGTACAGTGACTAGAACACGTACCTGTGAAAAGTGATATCAATCATGGCTGATATAATCAACTTCCCCACACCTCCTAAAAAGGAAGAGACTGATGTTGAGATAGAGATACAGAGAAGTAGACTGATGACTCTATACGCAACTATGGAGCACACACTTAAAGAAATAAACTATACTAAACAAGTAATCCTAATGTTAGAGAAGGGTAGTAGAGCATGAATAGAAGACCTCTACATTTTGTAACAAGGGAAAAGGAGTGGGAACTTATTCAACGATTAGAAACTATTGTTGACTCCTCATCCTTTGATCCTAGTGATACAGCTGTTATAATGGCATCACCCGACTACTCAGCAACCGTAGCAATGCATCTTGCTCACGCGTGGTCAAGAGATGGAGACGCACTTAGTATTATACCTGTGGATGTAACATATCCAGATGAAGACTCTCAATACTATATTGACAAGATGAGATCTCAATATATAGACATCACTAAGTTTAAAAAGCTGATACTAGTTGAAGCATGTATTATTCGAGGTGGTAATTGGGAGTGGATGCTAAACGTATTACAAGACGACTTCAGATACAATAGGAAAGATATAACACTAGTAACAATGGTTGAGAATATTAATTCAAGAGTTAAGTCTGACTATGTTGCTGAGTACTATGATGATGATAAGCAAGAAAATATGTTTTACTACGAAAAATATAACAAACACTGGCCAATAAGGTAAAAAAAGCAGATGATTAAGCAACAAAAACTAAAACTGACAGATGAACGTAACTTCTTTAAACCGTTTCACTATCCTTGGGCATATGATGCTTGGCTAAAGCATGAGCAGTCTCACTGGATGCATACAGAAGTACCAATGATAGAAGATGTAAAGGATTGGAAGAATAAACTAAACGATAATGAGAAACATTTCTTAACAAACATCTTACGATTCTTTACACAAGGTGACGTAGATGTAGCTGGTGGATATGTTAACAACTATCTACCATACTTTCCTCAACCAGAGGTTAGAATGATGTTGATGGGTTTTGCAGCAAGAGAAGCATTACACGTTGCTGCTTACAGTCATTTGATTGAGACTCTTGGCATGCCAGAGTCTACGTATAATGAGTTCTTTCAGTATGATGAGATGAGAGCAAAGCACGACTACTTCTTATCTATAGCTGGTCAGGATGCATCTACAATTGCACAACAGATTGCAGCGTTTAGTGCCTTTACAGAAGGTATGCAGTTGTTTAGTTCGTTTATCATGCTACTTAACTTTCCGCGTCATGGAAAGATGAAGGGGATGGGTCAGATCATCACTTGGTCCATCGTAGATGAAACACAACACGCAGAGTCCATGATTAGACTATTTCGGACCTATGTGGAAGAGAATAGGGATATATGGAAAGATGAACTTAAATCAGAAATTTATTCAATTGCAGAAAAGATGGTCGAGCTTGAAGATAAGTTTATTGACTTATCTTTCTCAATGGGTGCAATGGAAGGTCTTAGTTCCGATGATGTTAAGCGTTATATTCGTTACATCTGCGATCGTCGCCTTATTTCGTTGGGCTTGAAAGGTATCTTTAAAGTAAAGAAGAATCCATTACCATGGGTCGAGGAAATGATTAATGCACCAACGCATACTAACTTCTTTGAGAATAGAGCAACTGACTATGCTAAAGGAGCACTGAGTGGTACATGGGATGATGTTTGGGCTAAGGATTAATTGTGCAACATTATCGTAACATTGTATACAACTTGATGGTAGCACATATTCTACTCATTGTAGGTTTGTATTATATGTGGGATCCATCATGGCTGTTATATACGGTTATTGCAACCAATGTACTTGGTATTGTGGGTTTAGAAGTATACCTCCATCGATATATTACTCATCAGTCGTTTAAGATGAATCGTACTGTGGAGGTGTTTCTTCACTTTTTGACAATGTTTAATCTACAAGGCTCATACACATTATGGGCGTCTGTACATAGCACACATCACAAATATTCCGATACAGAAAAGGACCCACACCCATCATACGATTTCTTAGGTACATGGTTATGGTTAGGACCGTTCAAAAAAGGTCATAGTATCAAACCTGATGTAAAGACTATCAGAAGATGTGCTGATAACAAGTTGATGCAATTTACTGATAAGTACTTCTTCTTAATTTACTGGACGTCATTAGCTGTCGTTTCATTAATAAGTCTGAAGTTTGTTGTGTATGTACTTTTACTATCAGCCGTACTCAACTTCCATCTTATTAGTATTTTTACCAATATAATAGCTCATAGGTATGGATATGTTGATCACGCTACTGGAGATAACTCACGCAACTCCTTGTGGTTGGTACCTTTGGCTGGAAGTCCTTTCCACAACACTCACCACGCGTATCCAGGATATTATACCTGTAGTAAGAAATGGTACGAGGTAGATCCTGCAGGTTTAATTATTAAGTATATAATATCATCGGAACCAGTCAAGGAAATTCCAAAATAACTATATACTTACTCCAACAAGGAGTATAAAAATGAGACAACTATTAATAGCTATTGCATTATTCGTTTCAACTTCGGTACTTGCAGAAAACAACTTTGATATTGATATAATCAAAGATAAAGATGGTAAGCCTGCTATTATTTACAACCAGAGTGATTGGAAGTTAATAACAAAAACAGCAAACTATGATGTGTATGTTCCTGTGGAGTTATTAAAGGATAAGAGTAAGAGAGTTCATACATTCCACGGAATGTCTATTTTTCACAAAGAACAAACATACTCCTATATGGCTGGAGGAGTAAAGAAGATGTATTCTTATGGTATATTGAATTGCGACACAGCAGAATTGTATCTAATGGGCGACTTCTATGCTAGTAGTAAGGAAGTTGTTTTATTTCACCAGACTCATGATTGGGGAACATATATAACTAACATGAATGTTCCTAATACATCAAGGAACGAAGTTTATAATGCAGTATGTAAAGATTCAATTTAGGAGAGAGTATGATTGGGGACGAGATTAATCCTAAGGTTTGCAGAACCTGTGATTCCGAATTCCAGGTAGATGGTTTCAATATAGATGAAGAAATTACCTTTTGTCCTTATTGTGGTTCTGTAATGGACACAGACCTTGACGAAGAGTTTTATGATGATGATAATCTTTAATGGACTGGGTTTATCAGCAGCAAGTCCTGTCAGAGATACCGGAAGGATATTATGGGTTTGTGTATAATATTACTAATATTTTATCTGGTAGACAGTATATTGGTAAGAAGTTTTTCTACTCACAGAAGCAACGCCAAGTAAAAGGTAAGAAAAAGAAGTACAAAGCAGAGTC